CAAATACAAGATCAAGCTATGTTAGCAGTAGCAAAATATATACCTGACATTGCTGCTTTATTAGCACCACTCGGGCCAATATTAGCACCACCTGCGATAGCTGCAGCAACAGCAGGTATTACAAACTTAATTACACAATTAATAACCAATGCAGGGCAAGGAGTCTTTGGTGCAATAAAAGAAGAAGGTGGAATAATTGGTGGATTACCACACTCACAAGGTGGAACACCAATAATAGCAGAAGCAGGTGAGTATATAATACGTAAAGATGCAGTAGATCAAATAGGTATAGATGCTTTAGATACAATAAATCAAGGTGGTGGAGCAGGGACAACAGTTGTTATTAATAATCCTATAATATCATCTGACTTCGTAGAATCAGAGTTACCAGAGTTAATTTCAGAAGCAGTAAGACGTGGTAGAGATTTTGGAATGTCTTAATGATTAATTTACCAACAAGAATAAAAAATGATTTAAGTGGTAATCTAACCAATGTAGAATATTTAGTTGCTATTAAAACAGATCCAATAGTTTATATAGGTACAACTAAACAAATGTTTGAATCTACAGAGGGTGCAGTTGGTTTTGGTGGTAATTTAATAAACGAAGATTTTAGTGACCAAGATGAATATTTTTTAAGCACACATCAAGGAAGTGGTGGAACATATGAATATATCATTAGAGAAAATCCTAGTCCATTTAAATATCAAATTAGATGGCTAGGATTAACTGATGATGATTGGGATTGTGGTAAACCACAACACACTGATGGACATCCAAATGGTAGATATTGTGATGTAAAATGGAATGATATATTAGAAATAGGCTCTAAATATAGAGTTACTGTGAATTGCACATATAATGAAGGCACAAGGATAATGGTAAATCAAATAGATCCATATCATGAGGTAGTGCCTGAAGGACAAATAGGTGAGTTTACAATAGACTTTGTTGCTGAAAATAGAAATGATTTTATACTATATAGTCCAGAATATGACAAAGAAGTCATTATTGATAAGGTAATAGTACAAAAACAAGAGCAAGTGTACTATGAGGATTTAGATTTAAGGCTATCCAACATAAAAGAGAAAATAGACCTAAAAACAAAGAAAATTCAAATATCTACTATGAGCATGTCTTTTAGCAATTATCCTGTAAATGGGGTAAGATTAAGCGATAGAATAGCTAATGGATTAGGTAAAGATGTTTCAGTTTATATGAAAACACAAAGTTGTAGGAATATCTCTGATTGTATTAAGGTTGCAGATTTAAAAATAAATAGATATACACATGATAAAAATATAGTAAAGATAACTGCTGATGATAAATTTTTAGAGTCATTTTATGTGGATCTACCTAAAAACATATTAGAAAAAGATATAAATACTTTTGACAAATACAATACAAAGCCAATACCAATGTTATATGGTCATTTAAAAACAGCTCCTGCAGTTGTTTATATTGATGATATGAATGTACAAGACGATTACAACACAAATCCATATCAATCTAATAATATATGGGTAATTCCAGATGATTTAAGTACAAATATAAGAGGAATAAAATACAAAAAGCTAACAAACATAGATTATATGTTAGATAATGATAGTTTACAAATAAAAATAGGCTCACAAATTCATGAAGTTCCAATGAAAGATTTTCATAATTCTAATTATGATTTACAAAGAGAATTTGGCACGTTTCAATATGTAACTTTCGATAATTATGTTCGACTTACTACGGGTTCTGAATACACTAACGTGATGAATAAAAATGCTGTTTGGGTATCAAGCACAGAGTATAAAAAACACATTAAGTCTTATAAGTGGGTTTTGTATGAAGGCCCAGTTGAAGGAAATACATATCCAGAATATGGACATTTTGAAGAAATGCCTGTGAATGTTGATGATGACCAAAACAAAATAGTTGGATTAGAATCAGTTTATACAGGAGATACAAATAATGTTACTGGTATAGGTTTAGTCACTTTTGAATTTGATCCACTAGATTCATCTGATAGATTTGAAGTAATAGAGGTAGATGATGAAGGATATAATAAACCAAGAGTTTTGCCTATTGATGTTTGTTTAGTTGGTAATTTTGAATTAAAAACTACAAATGTAACCTCTGATGTAGATAAAATACCATATATACAAACAAGATTTGTTGCAGATTCATTTAAATATACTTCTGCTGCAGTTGATTCAAGTTCTAAAGCACTTTTAGCAGGATTACCATCTTATATAAATTCAAACTATTTGGAAGTATCAGAATTAGAAAGGCTTTTCAGGTGGAAAAATTGGAAATTAGAACAAGATTCAAACACAGAAAAAGTCTTTACGAGCTCTGAACAATTTAAAGATTTTTATAATAATACCATAAGAGCTGCAAATTATATAACTAATTCTAGTTTTAAATTTCTTAATAACAAATTTCATGAAGATTATATAGATAGGGTTGGTGATTATGAACTATCGCTAGAAAGTAATATTGTTAGTATGTATATATCACATTCTGATGGTGAGGAGTACACTGGTCAAGACAGAGATGATTGGGCATTTGATGTTACACCTGAATTTAAAACAATAGGATTGAAAAGAACGTGGTGCGAAAAAGATTTATTTTCCAAAGAATTGTTTGTACATGCAAGAGGCAGGGTATCTGATGATGTTTTGATAACAGACTATGGAAATGTTCAAGAGGTACAAGCTAGTGTGTATTGTGTTTTAGATGATATAGATTCATCTAAAAGTAGAGATAGGCATTTTAGTTTAATAGAAAAAACCTTTAGAGAAAATAGATATGTATATAGTGGTGACAATATATACCAAGCTATGTTTAGAATAAATAATAATAAATCATGTATATTTGATGTTGATATAAATTCAATAAAAATAGAAGATGAGGTGGATTCACATCCATTTAATGTAAATGATGAAACATTTATAGGAAATAAAATATATAAAATTGAAATATCAGGACTAATAGCACAATTAAATGATACACAGCTATATTCTAGCAATGGTGTTAATCAAACAGAGCTACAATATGGAAATATACAATATGACATAGCAAATCCTAACAAAATTACAAATATAGTAAAGGGCGAAGTACAAGGTTGGAATGATGCAAATTATGATGGTGGTAACTTTACAACAACATTTGGGAAAACAAACATTGTGATTGAATCAATAAATGGTGATGCAACCAAAGTCATAGAATCAGCACCTGAAATATTAAAACATTTAGCCACAAAAGAGTTGGGCATAACATCTTATAATCAAGAAAAGTTAATAACATCAATTAATGAGCAAGGTGGATCTAAATATGCTTTTTCAATTAATAAAACAATAAACTCTAGGAAGATTATTGAAAATTTATGTAAACAATCAAACTTGTTTTTTAAATATAATCCTGCGAATGGTAATGCAGTAATTGATAGCCTTAAAACTAAATATACAGAATCTGATAAGGTTATAAATACAAGCAAAATACTAAAATATAGTTTTAATAAAACAAAAATTGATGATCTTTGTTTTGGTGGATGTAGAGTTAAATATGGTTATGATTATGGTAGAGGTGAAATATCTAATATAACTGAAGAACTTGTAACGACTCAAATAGAATTGTACAAAGATTATTATGGTGTAGATGACCACGAAAAATACAAACTAGAAGTAGAAGCACCATACATAGACAACGAAGCAACTGCCAAAAGATTGAGAAATTATTTATTTAATTTTTATAAAAATCAACATTTAATTATAAAATTCACTTTACCAATACAAGAAGGTATTGAATTACAAACAGGTGATATTATTCAATTTGACAAAGACATTGATGACATAAAACCATATGGGCAATCAATAATAATAAATTGGAGTGTTGTGGATCAAATTATATATAAATATTTTATCATAACATCAATATCAAAAAATTTAGAAAAAATAGATATAGAAGTTATGCAATTACATGATTTGTATGGTCTATCTTTAGAAGATGGCTATGATATAATTGATGATCCTGTTGTAGAAGATGATGAGATACTACCAGATGATGACACAGATGATGAAGAAATAGAGGTTGTATTTGATGGCTTATCTGGTGTAGAGGCTCTAGTGGTAAACATATCTGATGGGCAACCATCTGGAACAGAACAATGTGTACCAGGTGAACATTCAATAAAATTTACAGCTTTATTACCACAGGGTAGCCCAGAAGCAGCAGGGTATTTCTTTTATTATGCAGTATATTCTACAAATGAAGAAATAGGTGGTATAGAAACAGATACAATATTTTCACCAAGTAATACTTTTACATTTACTCCAGATCCAGAATTGTACATAGATAATGCAATAATTATAGGAACGTGTGTTGGTGCATCAAGTTTAGAAGAAACAGGTAGTGGAACACCTGCAGATCAAGTTGGCGATACATTTGAGTTTAGTGTAGATATTTTAGGCTCAGGCATTTTACCTGATGATACAGACCAATTTGTAGATTTTCATGAAATAAATACATATGTAATAGATGATGAGAGTGGATTAACACTAACACAAAATTATATGGTAGAGGATATACATGATTTGAGAGTAGAAGTTACTGCAAATGTATTACCATATTGGTTTATTTGGGATTATGAGTTATGGGATACAGACGAAGATGGAAATCCTACAAACATATCTACTGATACAATGCCAACATTAGAAAATGCTTTTCAACATTATGACCAATCAAATACTTTTCATTGGGGATTTACGTCTGGCTGGAGTATGGACTATTTAAATGGTAAAAAATTAAGAATAACCTGTGAAGCTTCAGGG